CCAATTTGCTCTACACAGATGCAGCATCTGATACTGTTTTGATTGGCACAGGCACTCCAACTACAAATGCAGCACTAAAAATTGGTACTACTAACTCAATTCTAATTCCAGTTGGTACCACCCTTCAGCGTCCAGGCGTACCGGTAACTGGTATGATACGTTTCAATACTACATCTGACAGCTTGGAATTCTATGATAGTGATAGTTGGACTACAGCAGGATCAACATTTACTGTTATAAGTGATGATCAATATACTGGTAACGGTGTACAAACAGTATTCACACTTAGCCAGAGCGCAACTACAGCATCGTCGATTGTATCTATAAACGGTGTACTACAAATTCCAACTACAGCATACAGCGTGTCTGGTACAGAACTAACGTTTACAGAAGCTCCAGTATCGACTGACGTTATTGACGTTAGAGTAGTGGCTACTACAAGTGTTGTAACTGGTATTCAAAACGCAAGTGGCAACGCAGTATTCCAAGGATCCGCAACAGCAGCAAAGTTTGATGTGACTGGAGCATTAATACCTACTGCTAACATTACTTACGATCTTGGATCAGCTTCTTACCGTTGGAAAGATTTATACCTGTCAGGTAGCAGTTTGTATCTGGGTAATGTAATAATGAAAACTGGAACTGGCAACACAATTGCATTTTTCCAACCAGACGGCACTACTCCTGCAACAATTGCTGCATCAAGTGTAGATACAACACAGATTGCCAGCGGCACTTCAAGTATGGCAGTTATTGCATCTGGCGGAAATATACGTTCTAACATAGCAGGAACCACTGTTCAAACTATTAGTGCTGGACTAGTTAGTATTACAGGAGACCTGACTGTATCAGGTAACGCTACACTATCTGGTAATATTTTAGGCGATAGAGTAACTAATGGAACTACTTCTTTTGAAATACAAACACCAAGTGGTAATGCCAATATTACCGTAGGTGGAACCAGCAACGTAGCTGTGTTTAGTACAACTGGTGCCTTTATTACAGGTATTGCTAGTGTTACTGGTAACGTCACAGGTGGTAACGTCTTATTTGGATCAGGTGTAGTATCAGGTACTGGTAATGTTACCGGTAACGTAATCACAGCAACCACTCTTAATGCAACTACTGTCAGTGCAAGTGGCAACATCACAGGTGGCAACTTATCAGTTGGAACAGGCACAATAACAGGTGGCAACATTGTTAATGCCAACGGCAATGGCATAGGTAACATTGGTAGTTCCACTGTGTACTTCAATACTGTTTTTGCCAAAGCCACTTCGGCACAATACGCTGACTTGGCAGAAATGTATGTGGCAGATCAACCCATTGATGCTGGTACAGTTGTTGCGTTTGGTGGAAACAACGAAGTCACTACATGTACAGTGGATGCAAGTCGTCGTGTAGCAGGGGTAGTAAGTACTAACCCAAGTTACTTGATGAACTCTGGACAAGCAGGCGAGTATGTTGTTCCAGTGGCACTGCAAGGTCGTGTACCAGTTCGTGTAACAGGTACAGTACAAAAAGGTGACATGATGGTAGCTACAGGCGACGGTCGTGCAAGAGCAGAAGCCGATCCTGCAGTTGGATCAGTAATTGGTAAAGCACTTGCTGACTTCAGTGGTGTTGATGGCGTAATCGAAGTGGTTGTTGGTAGAGTTTAAACAGGTAAAACTGTACAAGATAGGGTCTACGGACCCTATCATTTTATTGGAATATAAATTATATGGCATTACCAAAAGCAGTATCAATTGGATCAGGATGGAGCATTGGACCAGGATGGGAATTAGGAGGACCACCGGAACCGGTCCTGGTATTGAACTTAGACGCAGCTAATTTTAGTGCCGTTCCTGTTAACGGAACTACTATAGACGGCACAGGCGGCTACACTATAACAACATACAACCCTAATAGTAGTATGTCGTGGTCCGCCACAAACGGTGGAATATTCCGCAAGACTACAACCGACACCTCAGACTTTTTGACCTTTGGCCCTGACTACTCGGCAACATCGCAGGCTTATACAGTCATGATGGTTTACAAAAGTGGCTCAACAGCAGGTAGATTATTAAATTCCAACACCGCTGATCCAGATTGGTTGATGGGCATTTGGGGCAGTCCATCAAATGTGCAGAATATTTTCTTCAACGGCAGCTTTGTTGGTGCCAGTAATACCGCCGCAACAGGTGCCTGGACATTTCAGTGGGCTACTTACAATGGTGTACCGGCATCAGCTGTGTCACAGAATTATGTAGCAACAAATAGCCAACCAACAACTACCTTTGGCACAGGCAGTACAACTGGCGGGTTTAACGGTCTACGATTGTTTGGCAGATATGCTAGTCCTACGACAATAACAGAAGTGGGTGTCTATGATACTGCTTTGGTCAAAGTTTGGAGTAGTGTTCTGACATTGACACAGATACAAGCTCAGTGGGCTGCTTATAAGACAAGATTTGGATACTAATATCTTCTTTACTCTGAAATAGGACTCCAGGCAGTCCTATTTTTTTGACTAAATATTGCATTGAACGGACAAGAATATGGGATTAACCCGAATAACTGCACAGCAAATATCGAATATTGATTATAAACAATCAGTTCGGGTAGTTACCACTACCAATATAACACTAGCTGGCGGTGCCCCAAATATAGTTGACGGAGTTAGTTTAGTTACTAATAATCGTATCTTAGTAACTGGACAAAGTACCGGTAGCCAAAATGGACTTTACTATGTAACTACAGTAGGTGCTGGATCAACTGGCACCTGGACACGCAGTACCGACGGCGATGCAACTGGTGAAATAGATGCTGGTATGATTGTTATGGTCACAGAAGGTACTGTGTATGCAGATACTCAATGGAAGCTTACAACTGATGATCCTATTACAATTGGTACTACTGCATTAACTTTTGTACAAAACTATAGTGCTAACTCTATCTCTGCTGGCACAAGTAACGTTAGCGTTGGATCCAGTGGTAACGTTACTGTTAGCTCGGCTGGCACCGCAAACGTATTCATCGTAAGTTCAACTGGTGTAGTAGTGTCTGGAACTAGCTCAGTAACTGGTAACATTACAGGTGGTAATGTTCTAACAGCTGGATTGATATCGTCAACTGGTAATATTACGGGCGGCAATATATCAGCAACGGCTCATACAGGAACAACAGTAAGTGTCACTGGTACAGCAACAGCAGCAAGCGTAGTTGGTGGGGTAATAACCGGTACATCAACTAGCGTTACTGGAACAACGACAGCAGCAAGCGTAGTTGGTGGAGTAATAACCGGTTCAAGTACAAGTGTCACTGGTACTACCACAGCAGCAAGCGTAGTTGGTGGAGTTATAACAGGTTTGAGCGTATCTGTTAGTGGTAACGTAACAGGTGGTAATGTCCTAGCTGGGGCAGGAATTATCAGCACAAGCGGAAATATTACAGGTGGCAACGTATTATTTGGATCTGGTATTGTAAGTGGCATAGGTAATGTGTCAGGAAACATTGGTACATTTACTACACATGCCGGAACTACAGTTAGTGTGACGGGTACAGTAACAGCAGCATCAGTTGTGGGCGGGGTTATAACTGGCACATCAACAAGTGTAACCGGAACTACTACAGCAGCATCAGTAGTTGGTGGTGTAATAACTGGCAGTAGCTTATCTGTAACTGGTAACATAACAGGCGGTAACGTATTGGGAGGTGCCAACGTAAATGCAACAACTCATACCGGAACAACAGTAAGTGTAACTGGTAACATAACAGGTGGTAACGTATTATTTGGATCAGGTATTGTAAGTGGTACTGGAAATATCACAGGTGGTTATTTCTTTGGTAACGGCAGCCAACTAACTGGTATTACAGGCGGTGGTGGCGGCACACCGGGCGGTTCAAACACTTATGTTCAGTTCAACGACGGTGGAGCTTTTGGCGGTAATATTAATTTCACATACGATAAGACTACTAATATAGTAACTGCTGGTACTTTTGCCGGTACATTAAATGGTTCAGGACAAAATTTTAAAGTTGGTGACGATGCCTGGATTGGCGACATCAACGTAGCAGATACCATCGGACTTAAAGGACAGCAAAATTCTGCTAACTGTTATATTGTATTTGGTAATAGTGATTCAACTGGAAAACTTGGTCGTGCCGGTACTGGACCTTTAACATACGCTGGAGCATTTAGTGCAACTGGTAACATAACTGGTGGCAACATACTTGGTGGTGCTAACGTAAACGCAACTACGCACACAGGTACAACAGTAAGTGTGACCGGAACTGTTACTGCTGCATCGGTAGTAGGTGGAGTAATGTCTGGTTCAAGTTTAACTGTGTCAACTGGCAATATTACTGGCGGCAACATTGTTAATGCCAACGGCAATGGCATAGGTAACATTGGTAGTTCCACTGTGTACTTCAATACTGTTTTTGCCAAAGCTACCTCGGCTCAATATGCTGACGTTGCAGAAAAATATATTGCAGATAAAGATTATCCAATTGGCACAGTATTGAGAATCGGCGGTATGTGTGAAGTATCACAAACTAATAGTTATCACGGAACAAATATTATAGGTACTGTTAGCGATAAGCCTGCGTATGTTATGAATTCAGGATTGAAAGCTAATCATGTTGCAGTGGTTGCATTACTGGGACGGGTGCCGTGTTGTGTAATAGGAGCAATCGGCAAAGGTGATCTATTGGTATCAAGTGAAATTCACGGAGTTGCTACTGTACTAGATCCAGATCTATGGGTACCAGGTTGCGTTATTGGTAAAGCACTCGAAGATTACAACAGCGATCAAATAGGCGTAATCGAAATAGTAGTAGGGCGTTCATGATACAAGCTAGATTTCGATCTGACTACAGCGGTGAATTTGTAATACTTGAAAGCAAATGGTCCGGTGGTACTAAACATCAAAAAAGAGAATGGGTAGCTAATCCCATTGAAAATCATCATATATCAGGCAGAGCTGCTGTTATTGGTAGTAAAATTGATATTGAATATTTTGATTACAAAAAATTAGAAAATCATCGCGGTGGTTTATTAGGTAGTAAACGATTACAAACATACGGTTCTGGAGATCTTTGGACTGACATGAAATTTGATTTTATTGCAATAACTGATCAAACTCAACTAGTTGAAGTAAAAGAACAAAAATACTCAGAGGATAATATTGTTTATACCACTGCTCGTAATTGCATTAGAAATCCGGAAAATTTTTATCTAGTTCCTTATAATCCAAGTATAAGTCAAATATCTCTACCTATATATCTTGCTGCATTTGATGGCCATACCGACATTTTTTTATTGGGCTACAATAACGAAACACCGTATATAGACTTATCGTGGAAGGAACAAATTAATTCTATCATAAAATCTTATAGTCAAACTAATTTTATTCTAGTAGGAATCGAATCTAATATGCCTACATTTTGGCGCGAAAATCAAAATGTAAAATGTATGACTTATCGAGAATTTATAAGTTATTGCGATGTATGAACTGCTGATTTAACCGTATGAATCTTGTCTTTAAAAGTATCAAAGTTTACAGTATTCCATAATCCAGGATGCATAGGTTTAGGCCAGCAGGTAGAATCAATCCAGGCATATCCTAAGTGTTCTGAGTTTAATATTGGTTTGAATTCTGAAGCTACACAACAAAAAAATGTATGATAACAAAATGCATTATCGGTACTGTTAAATTGATCCAACGGAACTAGCTTAACATAGTCTGGCATGTAGCCCAATTCTTCAGTGCATTCTCGTTGGATAGTTTGCATTAATGTTTCGCCATCCTCGCATTTGCCACCTGGCAAGCCCCATGTCATGGGATACTTAACATCGTTCCTAAGCAGATACAAATATCTTTTAGTATCAAAACTATAGAAACAGACCCCAACTGCATTTAAAGAACCAGAGACCATTCTCCCCCCGGATAAAGCCCTTCATAACTTTTAACCCAATTACTTCCAGTCCAAAGATATTGCAAGCCGGTTGTAATATTAGTTGTGTACTGAATATTAGTAGTGTTGGTAGTACTACCAAATGTTACTTCCCAAAATCCTTCATTGTATTGAATAATATCGTTGGCCTGAGCTACCAGTGGACCCCAGGCTTGAGAAAAATATTCATTTTCTGTTGAGCCGATATCATTTAAAATAAGATATCTTTGCCCTTCTTCTGCAGAAGGCAACCCAGCATCGGGCGCACTTAATAACGGATCAATTACTGAGTCCACTGGACCTAAGGTATTTTGAGGAATAGTATCAGTGTCAACATCAAATAATAAAAATCGTTCGTCGGTTGGATCATAACTGACGGTTCCAATAACTTCGTCTTCTGTTCCCCATTGATTGTATAATCTGATTTGTGATATACCCGGCCTGAATCCTCCGTATAAACCAATTACTGCTGGCCAATATTCATTGCTTGGAGGACTCGAAGGTAATACAACAGAACTATTGGGTTCATCAATTACAGCACTATTTTTTAATACTTGTAATTTATTTCCGATTAATAATACTTGATATTTGTAAGGGGTTAGTAGTTGTCGTGTACCCAATAATAAATCATTATTAAGAATAGCTTCGTTAGCATCACCGGCAGCATCGTATACACTGGCTACAATTTTTTCTACAACACCTAGCTTTTTAACTTTAGCAGGACTTGATATCCAGATTGGTAAACTAAATTTCATAGTCATGATATCAATCGGATTTTCAGTGCCCTGGGGTATGCTACGGCTTGACCAAGTAGTACTTTCGAGATACACTACACTTAAACTGGTCCAATCTAAAAAATTATCTGTGCTTTGTATTTCTAAGCCGGGGTTAAACAGCGTAGCTATTTGCTCAAATAATTGCATTTTTTGATTGGTATTGCTAGTCCACATATCAAGATTAATAGTCATTTTATACGGAACTGGCATTAATCTTTCAATAGTAAATGCATTACCTTGTGTAGTTTCGTAACTATTAGTTTCTGAATCGTAATATCTTTGGCGTACCTGTTGTCTATTAACAAAATATGGTTCTTGAATTCTTGGACGATCGTATTCTAGTGCCGAAATATAAAAAGTTATCAAAGGAGTCGACGGCATACTATTGGCAGAGTTTTCTTGTAATATAGTTTGCGCTTGTCTCGTAGCATCGCCATAGCGTACAGGTACACGAATTAATGTAGCAGTTCCGCTACCGTCTCTGCCATATTCAATAGAAAAATTACTAAAGATGCGAGTAAATTGTAATAAGAAACGGCGTATTTGTTCGTCATAAAAGAAGCTTTGCATTATACCACCTCATTATAATATTTTAATCTTGCTTGGCTCATTTTTTCTTTAGTCTCAGTGTTATGTTTTTTCCCTTTCATAGGGCCACCATCAATTCTTTTCCAGCCTCCTACTTTAGTAGTAGCATGCCTTAGTTTTTGAGCTTTACGCATACGCTCTATACTTTTGGTGCTATGCAACTTATTACCGCCGGCTTCTCGATTATTGTAGACTTTGCCTAAATTTCGATAGTGATCTAACCACTTTTCTTCTTTGGCATTTAATTCATCTATGCCAGTGGCAGAATCAATTACTTCCCAAAAGAATTTATCTATACCGTGTTTACGCATACTATCATAAAGATAACTTTTTTTACCAGCTCGAGTATACTGACAATGTGCATACCATCGCATTTTTGCATTGGACTGCACAGTTTGCCCAATATAAACTTTTTGATTATCTAAGTTAGTAATCTTATAAATGTACATTATCGTCCAGGCGGCCGTGGGTTAGGTGGTAAATTCCCACCGTCATCACCGTTATCAGCTAATGGTTTTAGCAATTCGCTTAGGCTCTGACGACTTGGTATATTGCCAAGATCGGTGGTAGAAACTGTGTATTCGTTATTGACAAAACTACTACGAAGAGTTTTGTTTTGCGGACCGTTTGTAAGATCAGTACGGACCTTATCTTCAATTTTAATCCAATGACGACCGTTGTATCTGAATAATCTATTAGGCCAATAATCCAAGCGTAATGCATAATCACCTTCGTATGCATTAGTAGGAAACGCCACTCCGGGTGTTACAGGCAAACCATTTGGTGCAATTCCGTCACCAGTTAAGTATCCAATTGTGTAACCATCGCTTCGTGGAGATTGACTTGCTTGATCTGCATTAACGCCTGTTTGACTAGAATTAATTAATGCATTATCAATTGTAATACTGTCAGCATCCGCCGGAGTACCGTCAGGATTTGTAGGGTATATATAAAATTTAACAGTATCGTATCCAGATAAAGGTACATCCACTTCTGCCTGCGCTAAAATAGCATCGTTCAATGCTAAATCTTTAGGTCTTGTGCTAGCACGATCTGCAATAGTTGGTGGGTCAACTTCTACCCAATATTCAGTATTAGGAATATCTATCCCCGGCGGCACATCTTTAGCTGCACGATAATATACATCACCGTCGTTGACAATAGTACCGGAAGGATAAAAATTTCCGTTGTCCCATATATTTTCCTCTATAAACGGTTTATTTAATATCTCCTGATATTCCTGTGCATTTACCATCGGTGTGGCTTTAACACGCCATAAATGAGGCAACCATGTTTGGCTAAAGCCTTCTAATGCAAAGCTAGCATCTTGAATCACATAGTATTTTGGCAATGCTTTAGGAATTTCTGGATTTAGCGGATTAAAATCTCGTAAATTAGGTAGTTCGAGAACATCACCGCTCATAAGTTTGCGCTGAAATGTATCAATCATATCGTTATAATGGAATGTAATAAACAAGGTATCGTTGTTTAGAAATAAACCAAATTGAGTAAGATCAAAATCGATATCTTGTTGTCTATACACTCCCCGCATGGTATACACATCAGGATCATATGCACGATCCCGATTTTCTAATAAAAATAAGTCCTGTATAAACAACGGATTCGAGCTGTCGTAAACCGGTTGAGTTACATCCGGATTGGCCCCGTCTTCTGGTAAAACCTTAGGTCCCAAATATTTGTGGATGTAGATATCCAGCCCACCAACCGTAAATTGTTCGCTTATAGTGCGATCAAAAAACCGATAGTCGGCTGTTTTATTAGGACGGTACATGCTAAGGCGTGGAATTTTTGCTCTCCTTTGAGTATTTAGCTGGATTACACTTAGGTTGACCTGGAATTGTAATTGCGCTATAATGCTATATACATTCAAACCCCATTGGGAATATCATGACCGCAACTGCAAAAAAATCTGTCGCTAAGAAATCTGTTGAAAAAACAGTACACAAACCTCTTAAATCAATGACTCCGCGTAGTCAAGACATTGGGTACGGACCCGAGCCCACATGGAGCAAGCAACCTGCAGAAATGGAGCGTATTAGTGCCATGACTAGAATGTTTAATTGGTATAATTATCATTATGGTAAAAAAGAAGCTAAAGATTGCATTGTCGATTGGCTTGTTCGCAATGATCGTATTGACGAATCTAAGGCATTTAATCGATTACCCGAGGCTGCTATTTTCAAAATTGGAATTGGGTGGATCTGTCGTGCTAACCTACTAGGGTTAACAATTACAGAAAAAGAATTAGACACAATTAATACCACTATTACCGACTATATAGAAGCAGGGAAATTAGTGAAAGAAGTTGTTGAAGTGGCAGAAATTGCAGTCAAGCCAAATATTCAGGATCGCCTGCGTGAGAAAATGTCCGAAGCTGCTGGCGAGCTAGAAGGTATGTACGACGAAATGATTATGGCAGGCGCCAAGATGTCTGCGGATTATAAGCCTGTTAGTTTACTGCGTAGCATGAATGTAGCCCCTCAGCTAATCGGCACAGTAAAAGAAATTTGGGAACGCCGGTTAGTAGAACTACAAGAAGTGGCCGCAGGTAAAGATGGAGATCTAGTAGAAGGGTACGGGCATTTTGGTAAATTGCAAGTTCGAAATCTTATTAAATTTGCAGAACAAGTCATTGCCGACTGCGGCGCATATGTTCAAATTAAGAAAGTTGAACGCAAACCGCGAGCTAAAAAAGCAGTGAGTCCTGAAAAACTTGCTGCTAAGTTTAAATTACTTAAAGAATTTTCAGAACTCAAATTGGTATCTTTGCCTGCTGCAAAATTGATTGGGTCCAGTGAAGCCTGGTTCTACGATACTAAAAAACGCAAGTTAATGTATGCAATTGCAGACCAACACATTGGTACATTTTCTATTAAAGGGTCAAGCATTATTGGATTTGACTCTGTTGCCAGTGTGCAAAAGACCCTAAGAAAGCCGGGTGATCAATTAAAACAGCTTATGTCGGCTGGCAAGCCTGCT